CTGGACGCGGGATAATGAGGGTCCGGCTCAGATTAAAGATCTCTTTTCCCGGGTACAAGAATGGGTCTGGTCGGTGGACGCGCCCAAGTTCATGAGTAGTGAGTTGGGGTCGGCTTTGTGGCAGTTGCTGTCCACGCTGAGTTTAGTCGGGATAGTGACACATTCCGGGTGGTTTATGGATCCGGCTGATTTGCAAGACAAGGTGAATAAGTTTTCGAAGATTTTTCTGTTTTCCCGCGATGGCAATGTGGTCGAAACTTTCGTGCAGCGGCTGCTGCGGTTCTTAGCTATGGTCGCTGATCGAGCCTATGAGAGCATCTCCACGGGAGACTATTCTCTGTTTTTCTCTTCGCGAGTTACGGCTAAGGGATGGATTGATAGGTGTAGGTGTGTTTTGGAGGATGAATGTGTGCGCCTTGACGTAGGACGTCCCTCCGTCCAAGTGGCGTTTGAGAAGAAGTTGAAGAGTGGCGACATTCCCAGTGATATTATCTCTCCTTTGACTCCTGGTCAACGAATCAGCTACTTACGTCGGCTGGATGATGATGCCACTGCTTTGCTGGCGCGGTACGCCGGGGACCCACGCATGGTTTTCACTGTCTCTCAATGGCGGGAGCGGTGTGTGAAGGAAGCGGTCACCCTTGAGAATGTCAAGAGTAACGGTAGTTATAGGGTCACCCCGTTCGGAGTGTTTGTTTACGGCGAGCCTGGTGTTGGCAAGTCGTTCTTCATGCAAGACGTGCACCATTCTCTCGGTAATCATTTGGGTATGAGCATCACTGAGGACTCTACTTGGAAGTTCACCAATGGCAACTTTATGGACGGGTACAATGGCCAGCAATGGATGCTCCTGATGGATGATATTGACCAAGGAGTGGCGAATCCCACCGCCGGGGTTAACACTCATGTTCAGACGGTCATTTCGTTGATCAACAGCGCGCCGCTCGAGATGGAGCAGCCTCGTGTGGAAGACAAAGGAAAGTTTTATGCCAATTTCATCGCTGCTTTCTACACGTCCAACTATGAACATGGTGTGTTGAAGGGCTATTGTCGTAACCCACTGGCTTTCTGGAGGCGCTTTCCATACCGCTTAAAGATGACCATCAAGGCGGAGTTCGCTAACAAAGCCGGTTCGATTGACAAGGCCAAGGCGTACGTGGGTGAGGCCCTGCGGGGTGATATTTGGAATTTCCAGGTGGAGCAATATGATGCGAACAACTTTGACAGTGGAGCTCCGTTTGATAAGAGGCCTTACAAGATTATCTTTGAGAACTTGAGCCGAGCGGATTGTTTGGCATTCCTGAGTCAAGCTTGCCGGATTCACTACGATCGTGAGCTGGCTGCTTTGCTACAACATGTGAAATCCACGGAGCACAATGCCGATTTGTGTACTCACTGCCATCTTCCCTTAGCTGGTCATGAAAGTGAGTGCGTTGCTCGAGCATTCTTCCAGAGCGCTGAAGCTAGCAGTTTGAACTTCGGGGTGTTGGCTTTCGTGGTTGCCAGCGTGTTTCCTCCCCTATACGGACTCTTGTTGATCTTATGTGTGTGGATCTGGAGTCAGGTTCCTCGAGAAGTGTGGAACACGGCGTGGACCTGGTGTCGTGGGTTGCTTTTCCAGTTGGCTTGGCAGGCCTATGTGGGGTATGTGTGGTCCCCGCGCATCGCCTTGCTGAGCCGGTTTTTGGAGTTGACACCAGAAGGCTTCCGTAAGCGTGCTGATGCCTTAGACAGGGAGTGGCTCGACGCAATGAAGAATAAAGCCATGTGGGGCAGTGGGTTGGTTTTAACTGCCTTGGCCTTGCGTCATTTGGCCCGACACTTCGCTCCGGCGAGGAGCGATCGCGACCGATGTGAGACAGAGTTTAGTAAGTGGCAAGGCGTATCTGAGACAGGTTTTAGTGAGGGGCGATTATTTCCGATTAAGGATAGTTGGGAACGTGTTAAGCCGACCATGGTGCGCCCGTATACCCTCTTGAGCACGCCAACGTACACGCTTGAAGACTTTGTAGCAGCATTAAAGGCTCGTACCGTGATGGTTAGTTTGACCGGGGCTACCACTGTTCGACGCATGCGCGGTGTGCGTCTGAATGCAGGGTATGTCATCACCATGAGGCACCTCTTCATCGATGATAGGCGCGACCCGCGCAGTCAGGCGTTGGAGTACGGCGGGCTGATCTCAATAAGCAGTGCTTCATTTGTTTGTTCGCCGGCTAGGGTAGAAGCAGTCGCCGGGCGGGATCTTGTTTTGGTCTACTGCCCCGAGCTGGCCCCGCTGAGTGATGGTTGGGACATACTGGGCAAGTTGCCTGGCACATCCCAGACTAGCACTAAGTTGAGAGCTGACAAAGCCATAATGATCACCGGTGAGCGAGTATTGGAGGAAAGCCCCGGGTGTCAGGTGATAGCCGAGTATGGGCGGAAGGGAGCATTTGCGTGGCGCGATGAGTTCGACACCTCGGTTGGCGACTGCGGTTCCCCTCTCGTGGCTGTGTTTGGTCGCACCTTCGCCTGGGTTGGTATGCACGGAATGGAAGTGAATGTTGTCACAGATAGAGGGCCGGTGAGGTACACGGTTAGTGAAGATGTGGTTGGATTAGAAGTGGGAGAAGCTATTGACAAACTTAGTAGGCGCGTATTATTACAAGTGGAAGATGTTTGTATGGACCTCACGCAGCTTTGCTCGCGCGATGAGGTCGTTAGTTTTCGAGAGATCCGCGCTAGGTCTTCACTGCTCGTTGCACTAACCCACTCCGAAACGTTGGGAGTGGAGGTGCTAGGAACAGTGGTTCCCCCGTTGGTCGCCGGGTTGAGTAAAAGTAAGTGCCGAGACACATTGTTTCGTCGGGATGTTGATGTGCAGGCCCTGGAATTGGAAGTGTGTGGCGTGAATGATTATTATGTCCCGCCAGTTATGACTGGAAAAATGGAGGAAGGACGGTGGGTGGACCCGTTCACCGTCAATTTGGAGGCCACCTTGAACCGTGGTGGCGATTACGCGATTTGGGATCAAGCCATTGATGATTATGTCACTGGGTTGGATTTGTTGGTTGGCAGTGACAGGTGTCTGCCTCTAACAGATTATGAGACGTATGTGGGTCTCGAGGGCACGACGACTGGGGGTACGAATTTACAAACTAGTGCCGGTGCGCCTTTTTGTTCGAAGAAGAATGCGGTCTTGGAGATTGATCATGACAGGAAGGTGGTTTCTGTGCACCCCCGTTTGCAGTTGCAAATTAACCAAATTTTAACGTGCGTGCGATCAGGGCGGGCGTATTCGCCCGCTGCCATCTTTGTGCTGAAGGATGAGGCTGTGACGAAAGCTAAGAATGAGGCGCATAAAATTCGGGTGTTCAACGTTCTCCCGTTCGCGTTCAACTTCTTGTTGAAGAAGTACTTAGGACCGGTGTTGGTGTTTATGCGTGCTCACTGGCAGTTCTTCGAGGTTGCTGTCGGCATGAACCTGGTTGGAGATGATTTACCGTTGTTGTTGGAATGGCTGAATCAAGTGGAGGGTGACAATTGGATGGGCATGGACCGTAGTTTCTTTGATGTGCACGCTTCGACAACGGAGGAGCTCGCTGTAGTTAAGAGCATTGATAAGATAGTGGCCGGCTTGGGTTACAATGATGATGAGCGCCTGATCACCCGGGGACTGTGTTTGTCCTGTATCTACGTCACCAATGTGCTAAAGAATGATGTGTTCGTCACTAGTTGCCGTATGCCGACAGGTTTCTGGGCGACTATCCTGTTTAATTGTCTACGTAATGTCTTGCAATCGCGTTATGCCTGGTTTGCGCTGGAACCGACGGCTCCGCTTTTCCGCAGCAAGGTGCGTCAGGTGGTGCTGGGTGATGACAGCTTAGGTAAAGTAGCTCGTGGCCAGGAATGGTATAACCAGGTTAGTAGTGGAGAAGTTCTGTTGGACGTAGGGGTTGTTGTTACAAGCTGCCATAAGGGGCGACAGTTGACGCCTTTTGAAACTATGGAGGGAGTCACCTTTCTGAAGAGATGTTTCCGTAAGGTCGGTGGCGTGTGGACGGCACCAATAGATAAGAAGACGTTGGTGAAGATGTTAACCATTTACCAGGCTGGTGAGCTGAGCGAAATGGACCACAATTGTGTTCTGGTGAGCAACGTCCTAGCTGAGGCGTTTTTGTGGGGGCCGGTTTTTTACCGGCGCATGCGAGTGCTGGCGGAGCACCTTGAGTTAAAGTACGGTTTGGTGTCCGCTCAACTTCGTATCCGCGATTATGAAGAGTTGATGAGCAGCTACCAGAAGGGGACCCTGTGCACATGGGATCCCTTGAGAGAGTGCCCGGGTCCGGGCGTAAATCTAGACACGCTTGTTCCGGGCGTCGAAGCGGAACAAACCTTTTCCTACAATGAGCTCAACAACTGAAGCCGCAAACGTACTTTCAATGGTACCGGTAGGAATCCCCAACGCTCTTGGAGAGCAATTGATCGATGTGGTTAGCCCCCCCATCATAGCTAAGACGAGCGATCCCACGGCGGGGCTGGGTATGGAAGTGTCCCTGAATGACGTCTTCCAACGAGAGGTGTTGATCTTGTCGCAGAGTATTTCGGAGAGCGACACGGTTAATTTGAATTTGGTGGGTTTGGTGGATCCCCACAAGTTGTATCTTTCCACTCCTTACATCTTGGAGCGCCTTAATGGGTATAGCGCTATCACCTTTGGGTTGAAGTTGAAGGTGAAGATGGTGGTGCCTGGCTCCTCCTATGGTCTTTACAATGTCCAATTTTTGTGTGAGGGAGGTTGTCAGGACATTCAGGGCAATACCACCACACAACGTGACAGTGCGACGTATGACCACTACTCCACTAGCACACAAGACGTACATGGCTTCCTTAATGCCGAGTTCAGCAACACGTTGGAGTTTGAGATTCCATGGGAATGCGCTTACGATAGTCTTTACATCTCTGACATCACTAATGCGCTGACGGCTTCTCCGAATTGCTGGCGCCTGCTCATTTGGGCGTTGTCTCCTTTGCAGTCCACCATTGCCGCTACGTGTGCGGGGAGTATTAAGGTTTATGCTCAGATGGCACCAGGTTACAAATTGTTGAATGCTTCCTTTCAGGGGAAGAAAGTTCCGCGGAGTCCTGCTGAGAAAGAAGAGATTTACCCTACAGCCGCGAAAACTGAGAAAAAGAAGTATAGCGACATCGGTAGCAAAGTGGCGGGAGGTCTGGGAATGCTCTCGGCGGCTTTTCCTGCTATTGCCCCGTTCGCTGGACCCGCAGCCGCAGGTTTGGCAACGATTTCTAGCTTCGCCGCTTCGCTGGGCTTTACTAAGGAGGCGGATCCTCAGGTGCCGCAGGTTACTATACACCGATTGGGGTCGAGCATGGCTACGGTTGACGGATCGGACACGGCTGAGGTTGTTGGTCTTTACGCTAGCAATGCTACCACTATTGACCCCGCTCCTGGTGGTGGAGAAGCTGAAGATCCCGCCGCTTTTGGGCCACTCTTTGAGAGGTGGACCATTATAGATAACTTCACCATTGACACCGCATCAACTGGCAAAGTGCGGCAAATTCCCGTCAGCCCGTTCGTGGCAGGCGCTTTGTTGGGGGTGCGGTACTTACAGCCCGCCGGCTACTGTGGTCTCCCTTTTGCTCGCTGGCGCGGCGATATGGAGTACATGATTTACATTCCTTCCTCGTCTAACATTAAGGGTTCCCTGCAGATTCTGTGGGACCCCAATACGTCCAACAATTTGGCCACAGCTTATCCGACGGATCCCACCCATCGACTGGCGAATGTGATCGTGGATTTAGAGGGCAGCTCTCGTACGGAGTTGAGTGTTGGGTATTCGCGACCCCAGCCTAGTTTAGGCTGTTCGGTGAAGGCGGCAACCGACGCCCCCAGCTATTGGGCGGATAATGGTAAGCTGACTTTCTACGTCCCCACCCCGTTGACCACAACGAAGGGTACTGGAGCCATTCACATCATTGTAATGGCCCGAGCCAAGGGGAATATGAAGTTTATGCAACCGCGTTACTACTTGGGTGAAGACGGGGCCGCCAGCTACCCATTGGTGCCGAACGTGATTTATCAGACGGAGGAAAACGATTTGCCGGCGGTGTCTAATGTCCAGTTGGTGCCGGACTCCCCGCCGTATCCGACGGCCGAACTCCTTTCTGGTGAGGTGTTTGAATCGGCTCGGCCCTTTTTCCAGAAGTATTCCCGCGTGTGTTCGAACAATGTCACCCTTCCCATCACGGTGTCGATGGTGCACAAGCATCCCGTGCCAACGACTACTAATTGGAGCTCGGAGGGTGACGCAGCGCTGTGGAATTGGGCTTATCATTATCTGAGTATCTTTTCGGGGTGGTCAGGCAGCGTTCGGTACAAGTTTGTGCCTATCTATGCGGCCACTGAGAACACGTGTACGGTGCGAAGTTTCCCGGTAAATGGTAAATTCGACAGTGTTGTGACTGTTGACCAGGCCACCCACTTTGATATGCAAGAGGCACGAGCGGGTGGTGCCGTGGAGATTTGTATGCCTTACTATGGTACCGTTAAGCATATTAACCCGAGGATGCTAAATCCCTCTGCGGCTTACTACCGCAACAATGGCCTACGTGACGATGTGTTCATGTTCAGAGGCTTGACCACAGATCTCACTTATGATCTACACATCGCAGGTGGCTCAGATACCAGAGTTACGCGTTTCCGACGCATTCCGGCCTTATCATTCGGAACCACCATCTAATG